TGATTTTAACAATTAATTCACGCGCTCTTCGCGCAAAAGCTAAAGATTTAGGTTATAATGACCTTGAAATTAATGGGTTTGGGGATTTAAACAATGATGATTATTCAATAGATAAGCCTGCGTTAGTAGATGAATGTCCATATTTTCTCGCAGGATTATTAGAAAAGTATTATGGTATTAAAATGATTGGATTTAATGCGACAACGAATGAAAATGAAACGAGGAACTGACCACTGGTGGGAAGTGCGGCGATACTACGCAGATGCCGCATTATATGCCCATTGTAAATGTGGCTTCCAATATAACTGTTCTTCATATGAAAAAGATGAAGAAGGTTATTGGAAATCAAAAATAAAATACATTTATCCATATTGCCCGCATTGCGGTGCTCGCAAGAAATGGTATAGCGAAAAGCCAAAGAAAATAGAAAAATACTCATGGGAGTGATTACTTATGATGGAATATTATGAACAACTACAACAAAACGTTAATGAAAAAAAGCAACCCGATATTAATATTGTTGCTAACTTAGATTTAGATAGTACTAATGCTAATGAACATATTAAAGAAGTTAAAGAAAATCTTGAAGAACTTGCTGAAATTGTAGAAGAAATTGAACTACCAGATATTCGTCCAATTATTAATTTCTATGGTTGTTCTTTTAATTTTGCTAATGATGGATGTTCGGAATCTCGGTATTATAATGGTTCCGATATTTATAATCAAAGAAAGGAAGATTAAAATGAATAGAATATTCGTTACTGGCGATATTCATCTTGAAATAGATATTCAAAAACTAAGTTTTAAAAATTGGCCTTCTTCGCGCGAATTAAATAAAGAAGATACACTTATTATTTGTGGTGATGCAGGATTCACTTGGAACAATTCTAAAGAAGTAAAGTATTGGTGCGATTGGCTTGAAGATAGACCATACACTGTAGTTTCAGTGCTAGGCAATCATGAAAATTATGATACACTTCGCGCAATTCCGCTCACCGAATGGCACGGCACCAAGGTTCGTAGAGTACGACCGCATGTTATGTATATAGAAAATGGTGAAATTTTTACACTTAATAATCAAACCTTTTTCTGTATGGGTGGAGCAACTTCTGTTGATAAAGCTTATCGTAAAGAAGGCGTATCATGGTGGCCACAAGAAATACCTACCTGGGATGAAATGGAATACGCCGCGAATAATCTTCGCGCACATAACTTCCAAGTAGACAATATCATCACTCATTGTGGTCCAAATTATATTGTAGACAAACTTTTTTCATATGAACGAGCGCATGACGATATTACTAATTTTCTTGAAAAGTTTGTAAGAATGACTACTACTTTCAATAAGTGGTATATGGGCCATTATCATGTTGATCATTCATATGATAATCAAAAATTTAATATTCTCTATCAGGATATATTAGAGATTATGCCTAATGAAAAATGGGAGATAGTAGCATGAGCTATGATTATAGAAAAGCAATAAAATTAGATATATTAAATTATATTGAATCTAACATAACACTAGAAGATTGGGAATTTCGCACTGACCTAGAAGATGATCTTTATAGTGAACTATGGGCGAATGACTCTATTACTGGGAATGGCGGAAAATACTACGATACAGAGAGCTATTGTGAGTCATGTCTTGCTTATAATCTTGATTTAATGATGGAGGCTTGTGAAGAATTTGGTATAGATATGAAAATTCTTTTACAGCATTATCATGATGGAGATTTAGCTAGACATTTAGATTGTGCTATACGGTGTTATTTATTAGGAGAAGTTCTTTATGATATTTTAAATGAAATTTGGAAGTCAGAATAATATTTGACTTCTTATTTAACTTTTGATATAATATTTATAGAAAAAAGAAAGGAATTAATAAAATGGCTAAGTGGGAACAATTTGTAAAACTTGCAAATCCTGACGATAATGGTGTTTCTCGTTGGGTTACTCGTGAAGAATGGGAGGCCATTGGTTTAACTCATACTAATGGCGGTGACTGGAATCGTAGTGATGGCACTTTAGCTAAGAAGTTTATAGTTGAAAAACAATATAGTGTTTCTGGTCATCGGCGTATTACTGCCATTCGTTTAAATGGTTTTAATACTACTATTACGCGAGACCATTCTATTCCAACTAATATTCGTAATGAAATAGTAGCACGTCCCAGCAGTATTCTTTATGTTCATTCACAAAATGAATGCGACCATAAAGATGGGAGATATCCTGAAAAAGCCACTACTATTGATGCTTTTCAATGTTTAAGTAAAGCTGAAAATGATGCTAAACGCCAACATTGTAAAGAATGCCGTAATAAATGCAAACGTTTTGACGCAACAGTTTTAGGTTATAGTGTTGGTTGGATTAAAGGCGATGCTAATAGTCAAGTTTGTGAAGGTTGTTATTGGTATGATCCAATTCAATTTAATAAAATTATATCAACTAATTTTAATAAGGTGTGATAAATATGCAATATGAAAATAAATCTTGTTTTGATTTTTTACCATCTATAGATTCAAAATCTATAGATTTAATATTAATTGACCCGCCCTATGAAATTTCACGCGAAACCAATTTTCAAAATGGAGAACTTACTGGAACTGATACTGATAGATTTCGTATTTCAATGGATTTTGGAGATTGGGACAAAAATTTTACTAATTTAGAAGAAGTGTTTAAACAAGGATATAGAATTTTAAAAGATGGCGGCACAATGATTTGTTTTTACGATTTATGGAAAATTGAAACCATAAAACGTTATTATGAAAATAATAAATTTAAACAAATCCGTTTTATTGAGTGGCTAAAAACAAATCCTGTTCCAATTAATAGTAAAATAAATTATTTATCCAACGCTCGTGAAATTGCAGTATTAGGTATTAAAAAATCTAAGCCTACTTTTAATAGTTCTTATGATAATGGTTTATATCAATATCCTATTTGCCACGATAAAGGAAGATTTCATCCAACACAAAAACCATTAGAGCTTATTAAAGAACTTATTATAAAGCACTCTAATGAAGGAGATATAGTACTAGATTGTTTTAGCGGAAGTGGAACTACTGGTGTTGCTGCAATTCAAACTAACAGACAATTTATTGGATGTGAAATCAATCCGGAATATTATGAACAATCTAAAAAAAGAATTGAAGCAATATTAAAGGAGTAAGAATGAAAATCTATCTTGCTGGCCCTTGTGATACAGAAAATCGTTATGATATGGTTCAAATAGCAAAAATTTTCCGTGAATACGGAAAACATGAAGTATATTGTCCTTGGGAGCTTAAAATTGAAAATGCTTGGGATATGCCACAAGAAGATTGGGCGCAAGCTGTTTTTGAAGCAGATATTAAAGCAATTCAAGAATGCGATGTTTTCTTTATGATTTCTCAAGGAAGAAAATCAACCGCGGGTACTAATTGGGAAAATGGATATGCTTATGCTTTAAATAAAAGAATTATCATTCTTCAAATTACAGATGAACCAGCATCTTTAATGACTTATTGTAGTGCAAATGAATTTTTTGTCTGTAATAAAAATAAAGATACTTATTATAATATGTTACAATTTATTACTGATACGCTTGAAGTAAGAAGTAAAAAAACACAATGTAGAACGGTATTAACATAATGTGGAAAATATTTAAAGAATTACGAGACTATTGGTCATTCTTTAATTATTGTTATAATTGGGGGCCTTGGCCAAAAGCAGAATGGATTTATAAAAATAGAATTAAACCATTAGAAAAAGAACATCCGATATTAAGTTTTATTATAATGTTAATATATTAAGGAGAAATATAAATTTAATGATTAAAGTAAGTGAATATAGCCCTTATGATCCAATTAGCATTAATAAAGAAGCAACAGAATATTTTCAGCGTGGTTCATAAAATGATTTGAGTGAAGTTAGTTTAAAAGATGTATCGGAGTCTTTAATAATTAAAAATGGAAATAAATAAATTAGTTACTATAAAACAAATACAAGAAATAACACATTGTCCAATATGGGCTATAAAAAAATGTTTAGAACTTGAACAAAATAATATAAATAAAACTCTTAAACGCTTGCAAAATATTTATTTTGTAATTGGTGATAATCCAAATGAAGTAATAAAACAAAGAGAAAAGGAACTAAAAATACAAAATGATTAAGTATTTTTGTGATAAATGTGGAAAAGAATTACTTTGGTATGGAAATATTATGCCAAGTAATGTATACGCAAATATTAGCATAATGGCGCAGCAATTCAATACAGATGGCTATAAAACTTATGATGCTTCATCAGGACAATGGTTAGATTTATGTATGGAGTGTAAGTATGATCAAACCAATAAAGACGAAAATAGGTGAAGATTAAGGATGTCTAAATGTGGTATTTATGGTTTTTTTCAAATTTCTAGTGGCAAATGGTATGTTGGACAATCTATTGATATAGAGCGCCGTGAAAAAGAACATAGAACTTGTATTGATTCAGATTGGCATCAATTTCTCCTTAAAAATCCCAATGATTTTGTTTTTACAATTTTAGAAGAATGTAAAGAAGAAGATCTTGACTCTCGTGAAGCTTATTATATCAATTTATATAATAGCTATGAACAAGGCTTTAATTCTACTCGCGGCAATCATGCTGAAGAATCTCAGCAAGAAAAAACAAATACGAGCATTCTTATAACTGAATGGCGTGGATATACCATTACAGACGAAGATGAACGTCATATTTTAAGAGCAATTCAGACAAAAACTTTTTTAAATACTATTGAAAAGATTTTGTTAAAAAGACAAACTACTTATGAAAAAATTAAATATGATTTAACTTGGAAATTTGATGAAAATCATTTTTTAATTCATGCTTGGCCTATTAATAATAATTGTTGTAAACGAGATGACAAAGTACCTATTTATTTAAATTTAGAAAATAATATTACTCGTCAACATGATATTGAATTAGAAAGTGTAATTAAAAGAGACAAAATAGAATGGGAAGATAAATATAATAATTTAGGGATATATTATAGATGGTATTATATCGCACGAAAAGGCAACGGATATACTTGTAATAAAACTTTTCAAGTTAATAGAGAACATTTTTTAATTTCTAATATTAAATATGAATTTAATAAACCATTAGAAATACTACATGAACAAGCACAATTACAAAGAATAGATTGTGATCCGTATTTTATAATTTAAGTCAAACTGGTAAGGTTTGACTTTTCTTTTAATTTATGCTATAATTAAATGTAAAGAAAAGGAGGGATAATGTGAATCAAAATTATGACATTAACTCCATTGAAAGCTTGGATTTCCGCACTGGTGTCCGCACTCGTATTCAAATGTATTTGGGGTCAGATGACATAGAAGGAACTTATCAGGCTTTAAAGGAAATTATAAATAATAGTACTGACGAGGCTCTTGCTGGTTTTGGCAAGAAGATTGAAATTGATGTAGATGAAAAAGAAAACGCCGTCATGGTGCGCGATTATGGCCGCGGCGTTCCTTTTGGCATCCGTGAGAATGGCGAGAACGTGCTAGTTGCTATTTACACACAATCCCATACAGGTGGTAAATTTAATCACGATGCTTATAAAAACGCATCGGGGTTAAATGGCGTCGGCGGTTCTTGTGTTTGCCTATCTTCTGAAAAATTTGAAGTTCAAAGTAATCGTGATGGTAAATGCGCCTGTGCTTTTTTTGAAAAAGGTAATCTAGTTACCTATAAAGAAGGAACTACAAAAGATCCTAATGGCACTTATGTGCGCTTTAAGCCTGACCCAGAAGTATTTTCTAATGGAGAAATTGGATATTCTTATGAGCGCATTTGCGCGGACATCAAAGATATTTCATATCTATATCCTGGTATTGAATTTATAGTTTCTTGCGGAAAAGAAACTAAAACTTATTGTGCCAAAGAAGGAATTGTAAATTTCGTAAAGGAAATGGTTCAAAAGCCACTACAAAAACATATCATTACTGGTTCTGCTACTGATGGAACAGATACAGTAGAAATCGCATTTCAATGGGGAACTAAGCGCGAAACTCCATATGTTTTTGTAAATGGTCTTCGCTGCCCAGAATTAGGGACTCCAGTTACTGGTGCTCGTGCTGCGATAACTAAAACTTTTAACAATCTATCAGGCCAGAATTTTGACGGAGAATATATTCGTAAAAATCTATTTTATGTAGTTAATTGTAAAGTAGAAAATCCTTCATTTGCTAACCAAACAAAAACCAAAATCAATAACCCTTCTTTACGGACTTTGGCTACAACTGCTTTTACCGCTGCCTTAAAAGAAATGAACATTAAATATAATAGTGAATTTACCACTATTGTAGAAATGTTAAAGAAAATTGAAAAGGCAGAAGCTGCGGCTGAAAAGGCTCGTAATGCTGTCCTTAATATGGAAAAGAAGGAGACGGAGCATAAGAAACAAAAGATTACTTCTTCTGACAAGTTTAAGGATTGTGAAAAGCACGGACAAGATTCAATGTTAATCGTGTGTGAAGGTAATTCTGCTCTCGGTGGACTTCTTCCCGCACGCGATGTTAATACAGAAGCACTTTATGCTGTGCGCGGCAAAGTAAAGAATCTGTTAAAACATCCACTTGATGAGTGCCTTGAAAATCAGGAGGTTTCTGATATTATTATGGCGCTTGGATGTGGCATTCAGAATCGCTACAATAGTAAGAAATTAAATTATGGTAAGGTTGCTATCGCAGTTGACGCTGATGTTGATGGCTATAATATTATGTGTCTCGTAGCAACAATGTTCTATGTATTGATGCCAGAGTTTATTCTTGAGAATAGACTTTGCTGGTTGCGCGCGCCCCTTTATAAACTACAGAAAGGTAATAATAAGCTATTCGCTTATGATGATAATGAGTTAGCGCAGGTGCGTAAAGGACATGAAAGTTGGGATATCACAAGAGCGAAAGGGTTAGGTGAGCTCAATCCAGAAGATATGGAGCAGTCTATGCTTCATCCACAGAATCGTCGTCTTGAAATTCTCTCTATGAAAGATGTTGAAGCTGCGGCTGAAAGTTTAAAGATGCTTATGGGTATTGATGTAGAGCCTAGAAGAGAATTTCTATTTGAGAATGTTGATTTTAGTATTCTGAACAGTTGAGGTATTTATGGCAGATATAATGAGTTTTCCTGAAACTATTGATGAATTTATAGATGATTATAGTTTCTTTGATAAAGAACAAATTTATACAAATGGTGGAAGGCTAATTCCAGTCTTTCGTATTTATCAGGCATTAGAGCACTATGCTCCAGAGCTTTTTAAATAATTGACTTCTATTCAAAACTATACATAAGTTTATAGATAATTATAGTTTTTGAAAATGTTGATTTTAGTATTTTTGAATGGTTGAGGATGTTATGAATTATTGGATAAATTTAAGTTCTCCTACAAATAAATATCCAAGATTAGAAGATGGAACTTTATTATTACCATATGAATGTAATGCATGCCACCAGGTTGTTATAGCAACAGGGCCATCTACAAATAACAAATATATAATTAGTATCGTTAATTATCATTATTGTCCATATTGTGGAAAGTCTATAAAGATTTGACTTTCTATAAAATTTATGTTATAATATAATAAATAAGAAAAGGAAGTGAACAATTTGATTTACGAAACCGATTTTCAAAAACAAATTGAAGGAGCTTTCTTGACTTACGCCGCTTCGGTGGCACAGGAACGTGCAATACCGGATGCTAGGGATTTTTTAAAGATTGGCTTACGTCAAGGATTGTACGCTCAATTTTCTAACAAGATAACACATAAAGACAAGTTTCAAAAAGCACAAAAATCAGTCGCCGCGGCAATGGCTCAGTCATACGTCCATGGCGATGTAGCAATGTATGATACTTTCATACGAACTGCTCGTCCTTGGTCATATCGTTATCCTATTGAAGAAGTCCAAGGTAACTATGGTAATCCATCTTCTCCTGATAGTCACGCGGCCGCACGCTATGTTGAGATGCGCGCCGGTGAAATGGCAGATTACTTCTTTGCTGGTTTAAAGAAAAATGCTATCGGAGAGCAATGGTATTCCAATTATGATGATACAGAAATGATTCCTTCTGTATTTCCTTCAATTGGGTTCTGGAATATTGTGAATGGATGTTCTGGTATTGCTGTTGCGATGGCGACTTCAGTTCCGCAATTTAATTTGCGCGAAGTAAATGAAGCATTAATTAAAATTATCCAAAATCCTAATGTAAGCTTTAATGAAATTTATTGTGCTCCTGACTTCGCAACCGGTGGAACAATTACAAATGCCAAAGCAGTGCGTGAAAGCTTAAAAAACGGTAAGGGTGAATCTATTCGTCTAAAGGCAAAACTTGAATACTTCCCCGATCAGAATATGATTCAGGCTACTGAATTGCCTTATGGTGTTTTTACAAACACTGTTATTGATCAATTAGCCGCACTGACAAATGAAAATGAAAGTTATGGAATAGAACGAGTTGTAGACCATACCAAGAAAACAGCCGATATTCGTATCTATCTTTCAAAGGGCGCAAATCCGAAGCGAATGATAGCCAAGCTTTATAAGGATACGAGTCTTGAGAACTGGTATGCTATTAATATGATTCTACTGGATAATGGGCGCTTTCCAAAGGTGTTTGGTTGGCGCGAAGCGTGCGATGCTTATATCACTCATATTCGTGATTGTAAGCGAAATATGATTCAATTTGATTTGGATAAGGCACTTGCGCGCGAAAATGTAGTGGAGGGACTTATTCTTGCAGCAGCCTCTATTGATGAAGTTGTAGCAATTATTCGCTCTTCTCAAAATCCAGCAGAAGCATCAGAAAAACTTATTGCTCGTTTTAAGTTTAATGAGGAGCAGACAAAGGCAATTCTTGCTATGAAACTTTCCTCATTAACAAAAATAGATGCTATCAAATTAAATGATGAACTAGAAGAACTTAAAAGAAAAATAGAGGAGTATCGTCACTTATTATCTGATACTACCGCTTTGAATAATGAATTAATTAAAATACTACAACTGGTAGCTGATAAATATGGCGACGCTCGTCGTACCAAGATTTTAAATATTGTAGAGAATGAAAATGACGAGGAACAGCAAATTCAAGAAGAAGAAGTTGGCGTAATGTTATTTGATAACAATATGTTACGTCTTGTTAAGAAAGAGGATTTACAGGGTGGAAAACGCGGTCGAAAAGGTGTAAATATTAAACCTCCAAAGAACGCGAACTTGATTAATACTTTATATACAACCAATCTTGGAGTTGTTGCCGCATTCACTAACGCTGGGCGTATGTATAATTTTTCTTTGGCTGATTTAGATTATGGGAAGGACTATTCTGTTTATGAACTGATTGTTCTACAAGATAATGAAAAAGTCCTGCTACTAATAGATACGACTTCCTTCAACGCATATCATAATTTAGTAACCATAAGTAAGAAAGGTTATATTAAAAAGACAGCTACTCGTGAATATAACGTTAGAGCAAAGAAAGGCACCGCTGTTATGAAGTTAGATACTGATGACAGACTAGTAGGTGTATATCTTTCTATGAGTGATGAAGATAAGATTTTTATCACTAGTAGTGCTGGCAATTATAACTTCTATGAAATTGGTGAGGTTTCTGCTACTGGAAGAATGACTAAGGGCGTTAAAGCTATTAAATTAGGAGCAACTGAAACTATTTGCGCTGCGACTCTATTCAAAAAAAATATAAGCTATCGTGGTCTTCTCACTGTTACTACTACTGGTAAAGGCAAGATTACCAAAATAGAAGATTTCAATACAACTAGTCGTGCGATTAAAGGCTCGCAAGTAATGGATTTAAAGACAGAAACTTTAGCAACAGTATTTGCTGTACCAGAAACACAAGAAAAGATATTTATTACTACTAATAATAAAGCGGTTTTATTAAATGTTGATTCTATTCCCGTTCAAAATCGTGTAACTAGTGGAGTTCGCATTATTGACGCGCGAGGAGTAGAGAGTGAAATAGAGATTATGTAATGGAGAAATAATATGGATAAAAGATATGTAGAATTATTTACTTTGATTGCTCAAGGCACTGCCAATATAGCAGAGCAAGTAATGGAAGAGCATAAGAAGAATAACGAAGAAAAAGGTTATCAAACTGCAGAGACAATGCGAAATGATTTTCTTGACTTACACGATAAACTTGGAACTAATGAAGTATTGAATAAAGCTGACTATGCTCGTTTACTTGTAGGCACGATTATTGTTACCAATCAATTAAATGCTCGTATTAAGAATGAGCAGAAGGCCCTGCAAGAATATAAGATTGATATTATTCCCAAATTAGATCAAATTAATAATGCTGATGCTACTAAAACTACAGAATTAGCAGAGCACTTATTTGAAATTAAGGAAGATACAAAATCAAATGAAAAAGATTCTGAATAATTTGACTTTTTTCTAAATTTATAATATAATATAAATACAGAAAAGGGAAAGGAAAATAACCAGCTTGAAAATGTAGCAAGAAAAAATTATTTAATATTTGACTTTCACCGAAAAATCTGTTATAATAAGATTGTAAAGAGGAAAAGGAGAAAGCTCCTGGCCGCTTACAAACAAATTAAATTTTTAATCAAAAGGAGAATGATGTATTATGATTACCCCTAATTCCGAACTCGTACTAAACTTTCTAAAGAAAAATTTTGGCCGTGAGTTTACTAAGAATGAGATTGCAGAGACCCTAGGTATTTCCATTCCCGCCGTTACCGGTTCTATTAATGGCCTAGTTAAGAAGGGCTATGTTACTGAGCGTCTAGAAGAGAAGGTTGTTGAGGACGCTACCGAGACTCGTAAGGCAAAGGTTAAGACTATTCGTCATGAGACTCTAACTGAAGCTGGTCTAGCCTATGACCCAGTAGCTGAGGAAGAGGCTAAGCAGGCTGCTAAGGCTGCTGAGAAGGAGCGTAAGGCTGCTGAGCGCGCTGCTGCTAAGGCTGCCAAGGAGAACGCCTAATAGAATAAATGAGGGCGATTCCCTCGTGGAATCGCCCATGTTTTATCTTGACAACATATAAAAAATATGATATAATAAATGTAAAGAAAAGATAAGGAGAAATAAATATGAGTAAAGATATTATGACACAAGCAAATAACAGAATTAATGTTGTTGGCAAGCTACTAGACGCAGTTATTGTTGATGATAAACTAAGCGATGGCCGCAAGTATAAGCGTGCGAATCTAACAATTCGTGTAACCCAGACTTACGGTGGACGTGAGGAAACAAGTGAAATTCCCGTAAGTATGTTCGCCGCTCAATATACTAAGCAGGATAAGCTAAATCCTGGCTATACTCAAATTGAGAATCTAGCTGAAATGAAGACAGCCCAAATGGTTGGTATTGATAATGCAGATACCGTGCGTGTATCTGGTGCCAATCTACGTGAGAATAACTTTGTTTCTCGTAATAGCGGGCAGTTAATCCATGGCTGGCAGATTAATTCCAGTTTCATTAACGCTGGTGGTTCTGCGGATGTTGCTTCTTTCGTAATTGATGTCTATATTATGGATATGAAGCCTGAAACTGACCGTGAAGGTGAAGAGACTGGTCGTCTAATTATCAAGGGCGGTATTGTTCAGTATCAGGGTAAGCTTGATGTAGTTGATTTCATTGTAGAGAATCAGGATACCGCAGATTATATTGAGCGTAACTGGAATATTGATGACACTGTAGAGGTTCGTGGTCGTATTCGTGTTACCGCGATTGAGGATAAGCCAAAGGCTACCGAAAGCTCTTGGGGCGAAGATGTGCCTGAAGCAACAACTCGCACAGTACGTGAGCTAATTATCACCAAGGGCAGCGATGAGCCCAAGGAAGAAGAGTTCGCTTACGATAAGACTGACATTAAGAAGGCTTTCAATGTTCGTAAGGCAATGATTGAGCAGCTACAAATTGATGCCAAGAAAGGCAATGCTCCCAAGGCTGCTAAGGAGCCAGCTAAGGCCGCTAAGTCCTATGATTGGGAATAAGGTGAAAACCTTATTCTCATTTTCTAAGGAGGAATAGCATATGGCAAATGATATTGATATTTTCTCTCTTGAGCCAAGTAAAATTTCCAGAGACCTAAAGGGTAAGTTCCTTTTAATTTATGGACAGCCAAAGACTGGTAAGTCTACATTTGGTTCTCAGCTACCACGTTCATTGTTCCTAAATTTTGAACAAGGCACTAATGCTCTGGCTGGTATTCGTAGTGTTCCTATTCTTCGTTGGAGTGATTTCCGTAAGGTATTAACACAGTTACGTAAGCCACAGGCGCGCGAAATGTATGATAGTATTGTAGTAGATACTGTCTCTATCGCCTGGCAGCTTTGTGAGAAATATATTTGTCAGCGTGAGAGCGTTGATTCTATTAGAGAAGTCCCTTGGGGCCAAGGATGGGGTATGCTACGAAATGAGTTCTCAGAATGCTGGCGCGAAATTACACTTCTTGGTTTTGGTATTCTATTTATCGCGCACAGCAAGGAAAAGTCAACTGAGATGCGGGATGAAGAAGGCAATGAAATTACCGCTGTTGCCCCAGACCTTCCAAACCAGTGTTATCAGATTGTAAATAGTATTGTAGATATTATTGGATATTTACAAGTTCAGATGAACAACGATGGCACGTCTGAACGCTATCTATATACTCGTTCTACACCAACAGTATTTGCCGGTAGTCGCTATCAATACTTGGCGCCAAAGATTAAGTTTGGTTATCAAGAGCTAGTTGATGCGATTGGTGACGCAATTGACCAAGCTGTTGAAAAAGATGGAGCAGAAGTAACTGATCACACGGTTATCGCGCAGATTAAAGCTCGTCCATTTAATGAAATTATGGAAGAAGCTAAGGCGATTTGGCAAACTTATATTAATGAAGCTGAATCAGAAGAAGTACAGGAACAGCATTTTAATATCGCTAAAGATATTATCAAGCGTGTATTTGGCACAGAAGCCTTTAAACTTAGTCAAGCAGTTCCCTCACAGAGTGACCTTGTTGAATTATTCATAGATGAAATGAAAGAAATCATGGAATAAGAAAAGACCTATATAGGTCTTTTTTTATTGACTTTTTTTCAAATCTGTGATATACTAAATAGTAGGAGGGAAAAGCAATGAAGCCAACATTAAAATGCTATAAATGTGGAGAACAAATTCCAAGAAATGACTTAGTTGAATATGTAACGTTGCGTTCTAAAAACCCGCATCGTTATTGTCCTGCTTGTTTAAATGCTATAAAAGAATCAGAATATTTTTATACTAAAGTTAAAGAATTTTATAAAACAGATATATCTTGGTCTACAATAAATAAAAGAAAAGCAGAATTATACAAAACATATGGATACACTGATAAAACAATTATTGATTGTTTAGAATACGCATATAAAGTAAAAGGATATGTTGTATTAGAGAAAGTGCTTGGCATAGTCAAGCCTCCATTAGTAGAAGAAATGCTACAATATAAACGTGCTAAAGAATTTAAAGAAAATAGAATAATTAATGCTATTATTGAAGGAACTAAAAAACAAGATCTCCCACAAATAAAAATTAGAGAAAATATAAAACAACAAAAAGAATGGAATATAGATGATTATTTTTTTAATGAATAGGAGTGGTTAAATGAATTTGATTGATAGACCAGCTTATCGTCAAATCATTGGCAGCCTAATGTATAATACTTTATTATTTTTGGAATATCCAGATATAGAAGTAAGTGATTTTATTGAAACTCCCATGGCGAAAGCCTGCTTTCTTATAATTAAAAAAATGTATGAAGCGGGCGCGAAAACATTGACGCCTTATTCAATAGACCAA